AAGAAATAATTTAGATTTTAGACCACTTCCCGCATACGTTAATTTTTACGGTAACCAATCGGGTAAATCTAAGATCAAAAAATCAGAAGAAGTTGCGTCACTACTTTTTGGTAAATTTATGGATGTCGATGTTGAACACTCAACACCTAAAATGATTGTACAATACGTTGGTAAACCATCATCTCATATTGACACATCCACTATTAGTGAGGAATACAAATACAAAAATGACACATTTAATGTGGGTGACGTAAACAATAACCCTGTATTAATAACCGACCCAAACTACTTTGAACAGAAAAACTTTAAAGACTCTAATAAAGTGGTTGCATTCGAGGTTAGTTTCGGTGATCAAAATCAAGGTATATTTAAGTCAATTAGTTTAGATCAAGCACAATTCAAAGAAACATTTGAAAGTAATGTTGCATTAGAGAACACGGCGAGATCGGAATCGGGATCAGGGGTGGCACAGGTTAGTACTAACTTATATGACATCTATAAGGTAAGATCTTATGAATGTACGGTAGAATGTATGGGTAATGTAATGATACAACCTACAATGTATTTCCAACTTAAAAATGTCCCTTTATTTGAGGGAGCATATTGGATTGTTGAGGTATCTCATAGAATTGAAAATAACACTATACGTACAAACTTTAAAGGGGTTAGAATGCCAAGTGCGAGTTTACCTGATCCAAAAGAATCATTCACCGCATCATATAGAGTTATGTATGATAAGATAATGAAAAGTGCACTAGCTAAGATTAAATCAGAAACTAAAAATGATACGTCTGAAGTAATATCAACATCTGAAGGTAATTTTAAGACCGATAGGGGTGGTACCATTATAGAGGGAGAAGAACTACTAAAACAAACAGGTGTAACTCCTTTTGGAATACCATACAATGGGTATGAAAACATCCTATCAATACAGAAGGTAAGATATCAAAACAAAACTTGGTTTAGAACCATTGTAACTAAATTCGATGGACCAACCAATTTAAACATGTCCTTACCTACAAAAGTATCTTCAAACATTACTGTAAAACCAACTAAAGTACCTTTTACAGAAATAGATCAATCTAGTAATAATTTTTATAGATTAAACTTTTTTTCCCCATACCTAACTAAGAAAAACAACACTACACCATCACAAGTGTCTGATTATTTACTCACCGCGTCTTCAACAGATTTCAAAAACCCAAAAAACGGTATAACTAAAACTATTGTGAGTTCTTGTGTATTAGATGGTTCAGGGGGAGCGACAAGACAAATAACAGGACCGGCGGATGAAGGAGGGTCAGTATTAACGATCGGAGACAAAAAAGTCTATAGTGGAATTGCGTTATCTAAACAGTTAATGAAGGATTTAAAACTTCAAGAAGGGGACGTTATCTATTTTAATATTCGATAAACAGGATAATTAGTAAAAACTTGATATTTATAATAAAAAGAATATTATGAGCAATATCAAAATAGGTTCTGCAATTGATGGTTTTCTAAAAAATAAGAGTGTTAGAAACATTAATGAAGAGGGAACGGAACAAGAAGTGTGTGACATGAACACAGGTGAGTGCTACACAATCAAAAGTAAGGATGGTCTCGTAGAGAGAATTAATAAAAAATATATTACCGAAGACGGTAGACAATTATTAAGAGATTAAAAGATGAATTTAGAAAAACAACTACAAGAAGAGTTAATGAGATACCGTAGTATCAATCAATACGGTAAGAAATTAATACAAGAACAAGAAGAACCTGTTGGTGATGCACCTTTAGAAGATATTCCTGCGGAAGAACCTGCTGGTGATGCACCCGTAGATGATCTTCCTGTAGATGATCTTCCTGTTGGTGATGCACCTGTAGACGACATTCCTGCGGAAGAACCTGTTGGTGATGCACCCGTTGATGGTGATATGGAGGCAGATGTTGAAGAGGTTGATATTACGGATCTTGTTAATATGACACAAAACATCAAAAACGATTTAGATTCATCTAAGTCTGATAACGATCAGGTAATGGGTAAAATGGGAGATCTATTCTCTAAATTAGATGATTTAGAAAGTAAATTATCTCAAATGGATAATGTAATAACCAAAATAGATGGTTTAGAGTCTAAGGTTGAGGACATGAAAGAACCTACGGCAGTTGAAAGACTTGAAATGAGATCGTTAGATTCATATCCATTTAATCAAAACCCCTCAGAGTTTTTCTCACAGAAACAACTTGATATGAAAGCGAGTGGTAAAAATGAATACGTCATAACTAAACAAGATGTGGCGGATTACAATCCAGGTGAAATGAGAGATTCATTTAATCAAGAAAAACCGGACGAAAATGAGGTTGAGTGGTAATGTAAAATTCTTTCTTGAAGTTCAATCACAACTTAAGGTACTACATTGGCAAACTAAAAGTCATGCAAAACATGTATCGTTTGGGGAGACCTACAACGTATTAGATGGTTTAATTGATAATTTTGTTGAAATTGCAATGGGTATCTACGGTAGATTTAAATTAGAGGAAGAAGAAACACACATATCTATTCAAAACCTTTCTGATGTTGACGTACTTGGAATGATCAAGACTGTGAGGAGTAGTTTACAACAAATGGAAATAAATCCGAAAGACACAGATCTACTTAATATCAAAGACGAAATGTTAGCTCAGATCAACAAACTATCTTATTTACTGACACTTAAGTAAAAAATACTACATATTTAAAATTAATAAAGTTCAAGGGGTTGACTCTTGGACTTTTTTTATGTATCTTTTTTATATAACATTAATAAATTAAAATTTAAAATTATGAGTTCAATCGACGCAATTCTTTCTCAATATGAGAAAAACACGCAACCAGCCGCAGGCGGCAACAGAATTTCCAGTGAGGAAAGACTTAAAAGGTACTTCACTACAATTCTTCCTAAAGGAACACAATCAGGACAAAAGAGAATTAGAATTCTCCCAACAACTGACGGTACAAGTCCGTTCCAAGAAATCGCATTCCATGAAGTACAAGTAGATGGGAAATGGTTAAAACTTTACGATCCATCACAAGATGGTGATATATCTCCATTAAACGAGGTAAGACAAAGTTTATTATCAACAGGAAGTGAGGATGACAAAATCTTGGCAAGAAATTATAGAGCAAAAAAATTCTATATAGTCAAAGTTATCGATAGAGATAACGAACAAGATGGTCCAAAATTTTGGAGATTCAAACACAACTACAAAGGTGATGGTAATTTAGATAAAATTATACCAATCATTAGAAGTAAAGGTGATATTACAGATGTTGTTGAAGGTAGAGATTTAATACTATCGTTAGCCGTAACTAAGGCAAACAATGGTAGAGAATACACTACTATCAACTCAATTATTCAAGAAGATAAGTCAAGTTTACATAGTGACCCTGAAGTGTCAAATGCATGGACAAACGATCCACAAACTTGGAGAGATGTTTATTCAGTAAAACCTCTTGAATACTTACAATTAGTTGCATCAGGTGAAAACCCTGTTTGGGACAAAGACTCTAAGAAGTTTATTTCTTCTATGAGTGGTGAGGAGACATTTGGTGGATCATCGATGACACCTAAGGTTGAAGTAGAAGATGCACAAGCAACAACAAAAGTAGACGACAACCTACCATTTTAATTAACACGGACCCACCCAAAACAATTATTGATGGAAACATCTGGTGGAGCTACAGAACCGATTAGTCGGTCCCTACGGGTGGGTCCATTTTAAAAAACAATATGGCAATTAAGAAAAAAGATTTTAAAAGTATTAAATCAAAGTTCTCTAAACAGGCTAAGTTTAAGTCTGATAGGTTTTTTGATTTAGGGGATGCATTTTTGGATGCGACGGGATTACCAGGACCATCTATGGGACATATTAATATGTTTTTAGGACATTCGGATACAGGTAAAACAACGGCACTTGTTAAGACCGCAGTTGATGCACAGAAAAAAGGAGTACTTCCTGTCTTTGTTATTACAGAACAGAAATGGGATTTCCCACACGCAAAACTAATGGGTCTTGATATTGAAGAAACAGTTGATGAGGAAACAGGAGAAATCGAATATGATGGATTCTTTCTATTCAACAACGAATTCCAATATATAGAACAAATTACTGATTACATAAATGAACTAATAGACGCTCAGAAGAAAGGTGAATTGGAATATGATTTACTATTCTTGTGGGATTCGGTTGGTTCAGTACCATGTAAAATGACTTTTGATGGTAAAGGTGGTAAACAACACAACGCATCAACGTTAGCCGATAAAATCGGAATGGGTTTAAATCAGAGAATTTCAGGTTCAAGAAGAGTGGATTCAGAATTTACAAATACACTTGTTATTGTAAATCAACCATGGGTAGAACTACCTGACAATCCATTTAGTCAACCAAAGATTAAGGCGAAGGGTGGAGAATCAATATGGTTAAACTCTACACTTGTATTTAGATTTGGTAATCAGAAAAATGCGGGTACTAACCCTATCTCTGCCGTTAAGGACAAGAGAAAGGTAAAATTCGCAACAAGAACAAAGATTTCTATCATGAAGAACCACGTAAATGGTCTTGGTTATGAAGATGGTAGGATTATAGTAACTGCACATGGTTTCTTAAGTGGGAAAGATTCTACAGAAGAAAAGAAATCGTTAGAGGGTTACAAAAAGGAACACGCAGAATTTTGGAAAGACCAATTAGGTATTGAGGGTGACTTCGATATCAAAGAGGAGGTATAGAATTGTTGAACCTATAAAAGGTAAAAATGTCAGTATTATTAGTAGACGGAGATAACTTACTTACAATCGGATTTTATGGAGTAAAAAATTACTTCTATAAGGGTGATCACATTGGTGGTATATATCATTTCATTAATACTTTAAGAAAATCATTTGAACTTTATAAGTTAGACAAAATTGTTGTTTTTTGGGACGGAGAAGATGGTGCCGCCACTCGTAAAAGGATGTATTCTCGTTACAAAGAAAACAGAAGACAACGAATTAGAACCGACAAAGAAAAAGAGTCTTACACAAGACAAAGAAGAAGAATTCAACAGTACCTCGAGGAACTATATGTTAGACAAGGTGAGTTTGAATTCTGTGAGGCGGACGACGGTATTGCCGAATACACACAAAAAAGTTCCGAGAATATAATTGTTTACTCTTCTGATGGGGACTTAGCTCAATTAGTATCTGACACAACAAAGATATATAACCCATCACACAGGAAACTTTACGGTCAAAATGATATAATACAATACGAACATCAAGAACTACACATACAGAACGTTAAAATCGTTAAGATGGTGTGTGGTGATCGATCAGACAATATCACAGGAATCTATAATTTAGGTACTAAGAAAATTTTAAAACTTTTTCCTGAGTTAAAAACAAGACCTGTCACTTTAAATGAAATTGTTGAACGTTCAAACGAATTATTTGAGAAAGACAAAGATAACAAAACCATTAAAAATCTTTTAACGGGTGTTACAAAATACGGTATTTACGGGGAAGAGTTCTTTAACCTTAACGAAAGTATTGTAAGTTTAGATCAACCGTTTCTCACGGATATTGCGAGAGAAACAATCACAGACCTTATAAATGAAAAATTGGATCCTGAAGGAAGATCCTATAAGAACACGATGAAGATGATGATGGAAGATGGGATATTCACTGTCTTACCTAAATCAGATGATGCGTGGATAAAATTCCTTAACCCTTTCTTACGTTTAACCCGTAAGGAAAAAAATAAAAGAGTTATAAAAATTAAAACAAATGAGTAACAACGAAACGACAAAACTTGAATTTCTATTAACCTTGAACGATAATATTATCTGTCAAAGGTTCTTTAATGTCAGAGGATTTAACCCAAAAGTTAAAAGATCTATGGATCTTCACTATGATGTAAAAAATATTTGTGAAGAAATCGAAGAAAATTTGAAACAAAAAACTTTGGATTATCTACATAAAGATCAACATTATTTTCCCGTTTTCGACCCTTTGAACAACGAGGGTCCAGACCCGGATGAATACTTCAGAGTAGAGATTAAGCAGAATGACGATGTATTTATTTCAAGAGCATTCCCCGCACATATCTATCACCCTAAAGTGAGATATTCTGTGGACATTCGACCGATCTTAAGAAGAGTATTAGGTGGACTAAGCGAAACCTTCTCTTTAGAGGATATAACAACAAAATATATGAATTATAATTTACAACAAAACTAAAGTACTATGAGTGAGATGAACTTCGGAAAATTAGGAAATCAATTCCAACAAGCATTAATAAAATCAATTATTGAAGATGCCAAATATGGTGAACAAATAATGGAGGTTTTAGAAAGTAGGTACTTTGACAATAATTCATTTAAATATATTATTACACATGTAAAAGAGTTACAGGATATATATAAAACTATTCCGACATACGAGACTCTTAAACAGAAGATAATGACTGAAACGTCAAATAATCCACTAGCAGGTAGGTTACATAGTGAGACACTTCATTCAATAGAGAACTTAGAAGAGGTTGTAGTGGGTCAGACATATGTAAAGGATACAGCACTTAACTTTTGTAAACAACAAAATTTAAGAAAAACAATGAGTGAGGCATTAAAAATCATTGATAAGGGGGATTTTGAGTCATATGACAAAATTGCGGATATGGTTAATACGTCACTACAAGTAGGAGCTACAGACGATGATATTGTTGATATATTCGATGACCTTGACAATGCATTAGATATAGATCCGAGAATACCTATACCAACAGGTATAAGTGGATTGGATGATCTTTTAAAAGGTGGTATAGGTACAGGTGAGTTAGGTATGATACTAGCACCTACAGGTGTTGGTAAATCAACTATTTTGACAAAGTTTGCTAATACTGCGGCAAACACTGGTCACAAAGTAGTACAAATATTTTTCGAAGATACTCAAACACAAATCAGACAGAAACATTTCACGTGTTGGTCTGGTTTTAGTTCTGACCAACAGACTGAATCACCTGAAATGAAATTACAGACAATTGCGAAGGCACGTGAATGTCAAGAAAGAGAAAATTTTGGTGGTTTAAAAATCATCAGAATGGAAAACTACAACACCACTGTTAGTGATGTTAAAAGAAAACTATTAAAATTACAATCACAAGGATTCAAAGCGGACTTAGTTGTTATTGATTATGTAGATTGTATGATTGCAGATAGGTCTAAAGGATATGATGAAGAGTGGAAAGGAGAAGGGTCAGTTATTAGACAATTAGACGCAATGTGTTATGACTTAAATGTGGCGTTATGGACGGCATCCCAAGGTAATAGAAGTTCAATATCTGCGGACATTGTGAATGTTGATGATATGGGTGGGTCAATTAAAAAGGCACAGACAGCACATATAATTCTTTCAATTGCAAAGAGTTTAGAACAAAAAGACAATAAGACGGCTAATATGAGTTTAATTAAGTCGCGAGTTGGTAGAGATGGAGTTAACTTTAACAACTGTAAATTTGATAACGAATTTATGGAAATCGATGTCACGGAACAAGAAACCTTATTGGGTCATCAAATGAGGAAACAAGAACAAGGTATCAACCGTGCTGCGGAGATTTACAAACAAACTCACAATATATAATCATTAACCTAAATACATTAAAACATGACTGAAAAGATTTTACAAGAAAATCCTGGACGATTTGTCCTTTTCCCTATCGAACATCACGATATATGGAAATATTATAAACAACAAGAAGCATCCTTTTGGACTGCGGAAGAAATAGACCTAATGCAAGATGTCAGTGATTGGTCTAATAAGTTAAATGACGATGAGAAACATTTTGTTAAACACGTTTTGGCGTTCTTCGCAGCATCTGACGGTATCGTAAATGAGAACCTCGCAGAAAACTTCGTAAATGAAGTACAATATACTGAGGCTAAGTTTTTCTACGGTTTCCAAATTGCAATGGAAAATATTCATAGTGAAACTTATTCATTGTTAATTGATACACTTATTAAAGATAAGGATGAACAAAATAAGTTATTTAACGCGGTCGAAACAATTCCTGCAATTAAGAAAAAGGCGGATTGGGCACTTAAATGGATTGAGTCTGACTCATTCGCGGAGAGACTTATTGCATTCGCAGCGGTAGAGGGTATTTTCTTCTCAGGATCATTTTGTTCCATATTCTGGCTCAAAAAACGTGGTTTAATGCCGGGATTAACCTTCTCCAATGAACTCATTTCGAGAGACGAGGGGTTACATTGTGATTTTGCGTGTCACCTATACAACGAACATATCTCTAAAAAATTAAGTAAAACAAGAATTAAAGAGATTATTCTTTCTGCATTAGAGATTGAAAAAGAATTCATTCTTGAAGCGTTACCTGTTAGGTTAATTGGTATGAACTCTGAACTAATGTCACAATATCTTGAGTTTGTTACTGATAGATTATTAGATTCTTTAGGTGTGGCAAAACATTTTAAATCTGAAAATCCATTTGATTTTATGCAAAACATTGCATTACAAGGGAAGACTAACTTTTTTGAGAAAAGAGTAGCGGAATACCAAAAGGCTGGTGTCAATAACGAAACCGAAGAGGACATAGATTCTGCGTTCGGGGATATGGATTTTTAATACGGGTAAAGATGAAAGTAAAAAAGAGAAATGGTTCGTTAGAACAAATGAAATATGATAAGATCACAAGAAGAATTTCTGCATTGTGTTCTGATCTAAATTTAGATTACGTAGATCCAACGTATATCACCTTAAAAGTGACTCAAGGAATATATGATGAAATAACCACAACAGAGTTAGACACATTAGCGGCGGAAACCGCAGCGTCTATGACGACAACTCACCCCGACTATTCAAAATTGGCGGGTAGGTTGGCAGTTACTAATTTACATAAAACCACACCTAAGAAATTTTCACAATCTATAAAGGAACTATATTCTTTTATAGAACCAAGAACGGGTAAAGAGTCTTCATTAATATCTGAAGATCTTTATAATTTTGTTATGAAAAACAAAACCGCAATTGATGGTGCGATTGTACAGGAAAGGGACTTTGATTTTGATTATTTCGGGTTTAAAACGTTGGAGAGATCTTATCTTTTAAAAATTAGTGGTAGAATTATCGAGAGACCTCAATACATGTATATGAGAGTTGCCATGGGTATATGTAAGGGAGATATAGATATGGGTATTAGAATATACAATGATCTATCACAACATTTCTATACACACGCTACACCAACCTTATTTAATGCGGGTACTAGAAGACCACAAATGTCTTCTTGTTTTCTTATAGGAAATAAAGGTGACGATATAAATGCGTTATTTGATACTGTTAAGGATGTTGCGAATATTTCTAAATGGGCAGGTGGAATTGGTTTACACGTACATGATGTTAGAGCTAAAGGTTCATATATTAAAGGGACTGGTGGAGAATCCGATGGGTTGTTACCGATGATGAAGACATATAATGAAGTTGCGAGATGGATTAATCAAGGTGGTAAAAGAAAAGGTTCTTTTGCTATCTACTTAGAACCATGGCACGCGGATGTATTCGAATTTATTGAATTAAGAAAAAACCATGGTAAGGAAGAAATGAGAGCAAGAGATTTATTTCTAGCAATGTGGACTCCTGATTTATTCATGGAAAGAGTCAAACAAGATGGTGAATGGACATTATTTTCACCTGATGAGGCAC